GCTGGAGTTGCAACTAAAACAGTTACTGGAACTATGAATAATGGTATTAAAGATCTTACTGTAGGTTCTCAAATTCAAATTAATAATGTTGTTGAAAATGAATTCAATGGAAAGTTTACCGTAACATCTATTGTTGCTCCTGTAGATAACACTACAATTTCATTTACATACGAACTTCCAGGTGTTCCTACAATAGCAAATCCAGTTTTATCCGGTAACGAAGAAGCACTTTTCACTGTTGAGGGAAATATTGGAGTTGGAAATGCATATTATTATGAATATTATGATGAAGGTCTTGGTTATTATGTGACATTACCATCCAATCAAGTAGTGACTCCAGTAACAAACTATGAATATGAGATAAAAATTGAAAATGACAAAAGAAACATTTTTGTATTAAAACCAGGATACTTAAATGTAGTATTCAATGATCTTGAAGACTTCATGCCATACAAAAAAGGTTCCACCCAGTATGTGAGTGAAACCCTTAAGAAGGCAGATAATATTAGACTTTTTGAATGATCAGTCTTCAGCTAGACGCTGAAAATAGGATAGAGCATCATCTTCATCTTCATCATCTTGAGTGATCTTGGGAAGTGATGGAGACTTAGATCGAGTATAAGACTCTTCCAGTTCTTCCATAACCTTCTCTTCACGACTTACAGGTTGATTATAAGATTCATAATCTTCCTCTTCTTCCATTACAGCACGAGACTGTGTGGGAGTTGTAGTTTGAGAAAGTCCAAGAACAGTATTCATACGACGCTCAAGTTCTTCATAAGTCTTGAACTGATCAGCAGCAGTAATAGCAGTTAGAGAATACTGCTTTTTCCAAATTGCTTCAAGCGCGTCATCATCATCTAGAAGAGGAGCAACACGGTCAAACTCAGACTTATCATAATTCCAGTAACCATCTTTCTTTACGATTTTGATCTTAAAGTTTGCACCTTGCCAAAAGTCAAAAGGATTGATTGGATCTTCATCATCAAACTCAGGTTGCATAGCATTCAGAATCTTGTCAAAGATCTTCTTACCATACTTAAAGAGAAATACTTTACCTTCGTTTTGAGGATTTGCAGGATCCTTTACAACATAGATGTTGGAGTAATAAGAAAGTTTACGCTTCTGTTTACGAACAGTATCCTTATCCTTTTCTACGCCACTATTCCAGAGTTTACGATTATACTCACTAATGGGATCTTTTTGTCCAATTGTAGTGAGTGAATTTTCAATATACCAGTTTCCAGTTGGTCCTTGGAAGGCATGAGAATACATTTTTGCCCAAGGAACTTCTTCCCCATCAGGTGCAGGTAGAAAACGAATTACAGCTGAACCTACACCATCTTTACCCATTTCTGGTTTCCAAAACCGATCATCGGTTCCGCCAGAAGTAGTACTCATCTTTTCTACTTGCTTCACTAGTTTTTCAGTGAGTGAACCAAGAGAAGATTGTTTTTTTAGATTTGCAAAAGACATTAGATTACCTCTTAATAGGATTTGGCCTTTGTGACTTTGCTTAAGGGATCGTCCAGCCCACTCTAGTCTACAGGTCTGATCCCGTTTTGTCAATCTGTTCTTTCATGATTTCAAGCATCTTCGTCATGTTACCAAAAATAACATTCATGTCAACATTTGGCGGCAGACCCATCATATTTGCAGAATCTAAGATTCTTTGTTTCATTTCAACTGCTTCAGGATCATCAGATAAACTCAATCGAGTATAAAGAATTTGCTGTTTATTTAAAAGTCTTTCAAGAAGATTGACATGTTTAATTTTGTCTTCTTTGGACATTGAGGGAAATTTAAATACGCTTCCATAAATTTCCTCTTGAAGTTCTGAGATTTCTGCCATCTCAGCACGAACTACTTCCGAATCAAAAAAACTCATCTCTCTCCTAAAACAACTTCTTTAAGAATTTTTCTGTATTTAAATACATCAATATGTAGGAAAGGAGAATATTTTTTAATTCTACGACTTACGGTTTCCCACACTGGATCGTTCAATTTCTTATCAAAATTATTCCCGAACAGGAATATTTTATCACAAATTACCATAGTTTCTAGGCTGATATTCCCGGTCAGGAATTTTTTTAGAATGACAGGATGTCCCTTTGAACAATCAAATACTTTTTCAAATTTATTTTCATCAAAAAGATTTTGAGTTTCTTCTTTAAAAAGATAAGATAAAGACTGTATTTTTCTTTGCCAATTCTTGTAACGATCATCACCCTCTTTTATAATTTCACCAATCCAAAGTGTTTCGGGATCATTACAAGAAACAAAGTTTGCCACAAAAAAATCTTCAACCTCTTTTTCACTTTTTTGTCGTGAAACTTTTTCAAACCAAAAACGATCACGACGCTTATAAAAAGATTGAAGACTTGCTCTAGTTTTTTTACAATACTTATGATAGTCGTAACTATCTTTTGTGAAATGATTTTTTAATGCAAGATAAGTTTTATAACAATCAAAAGGTGCCATCAAAAGATTAATTTTGCTCGCGAAGTTTTCTTTAGAAAATTAAGTTCCATTGCCTCATAACGAATTTTTTCTTTCAAAGGTTTTGAAATAAGTTTAGGAACAGATTCTACATCAATGTTATTTTCCTCACAGAAAAAAATAATTGCATCAATATAATTCATTTCAGGATTATATCGCACAAGATTTTCAATTTCTTGTGCAAATTTAGATGGGCAGAAAAACTTACTCTCTAGTGCTTTCTCTAATTCATTCTCCATCTGACCTAAGACTGTAATATACAAAACTTTAAAAGCAAACTTATCATAAGTATACCAACTTATTTTTGTTATGTCAATTCTTCTAGTTTATCGTTAACAAATTTTCTTATGTATTCAGTTAGGAGTTTTAGATATTTCTTTTTGTCTCTCTCTTCATAAACAACACATTCACCATCTTCACATGCCATTATAATTACAAATTTTTTTACAACCAATCCAGTAAGTTCATAAAGCATTGCTGCATATGCTGCACATTGTACAAAATACCCGTCAATCCAATCTCTTGGTTTTGGTTGCTTTGAAGTTTTAAAATCAATAATAGCTAACTCATCATCAAAATTGGCAATACAATCGCAAGTTCCTGCAATGCCAAGAATTTCACTATACAGTGCTCCTTCAAGAGCATGGATATTATTTATGCGATTTAAATCTTTCTTTGCAATTTTAAAAAGATGTTCTGAAATTGGTTGAACCGTAGGAAGGTCTTTGTTGTACAAATAATTTTCTACAAGAGTATGCATATCAGTTCCACGACTGGTTGCTTTTCTTGTAATTTTATCTGCTTCTTCTTCCCCAACCCTTTTTCTCCAAGCATTAAAGAAGTCTTTCTTATAATGACTGATAACTGAAGTGATGGATACTAACTTTTTATTTCCTGAAGGTAACTTGTAATACCTCACACCATCTACCAGTTCCCTTTCGAGAACCGGTAGATCTAATTCTACATGATTAAACATTATACACCGACTTGCATTTTTGCAAGAATATATTCTTTAACTAAACCGGAGCGAACAATATCATCAACACCAAATTCAATAATATCAACGGAAGGCATGATACGGAGTACCTTCATAAAGTCAATAATACCATTCTTCTCATTTGTTCGTACCAAATCACTTTGAGTTGCATCACCACAGAACATGATCTTACTATTTTCACCAACGCGAGTGATAATAGAATCCAACTCATGATAATTTAAATTTTGAAATTCATCTACGATAATGATTGAATTGTCCAGAGTAGTTCCCCGAATAAAAGAAGTACTCCAAAAACTAATCGTTCCTTGAGTTTTGAGGTTTCCATAGAGCATCTCAAAGTCAGCATCTGTCGGAAGTTGGAACATGTATTTTACCATGTTCTTATATGGAATTTGATAGAGAGAAGATTTATCTTCATGATCTCCAGGAAGGAATCCAATTTCTCTAGTAGCAACAAGAGATCTTACAATATAGATCTTTTCATAAGGACTTCTTTCATCCAAAACATCTTGGAGTGCATTATAGAGTGTAATAAAGGTTTTTCCTGTACCAGCACATCCATAAGCTACGATGTTTTGATTTTTATCATATGATTCATATAATCTTTTTTGATTTTCTGTTAGAGGTTCAATCTCTCTCATTAAACTAAGATCGATTGGTTTTTTCCTCTTCATTTGTTTAGCAGTCATACCAACACCAATTGGTTGGTCTTCTCTTCTATTTCTTCTTGCCATATAAAAATTAGATTGGTTTTACTTTTGATCCTGGTGCTTTACTTGCTTTAGTCAATACATCATTCCAACCAGGATGTTTGCTCGCAAGTTTGTTTTGCCAGTCACCAACTTCACCGACGCTGGCACAACCTTGACTCCAATCTTTGTCCCACTCTGGATTTTCTTTTCTCCAAGTTTCATAGTCAGCAACTGACATTACCAGTTCTTTTGTTTCACCAGTCGTCAAATTCTTAACAGGATATGTTGGCAATTTAAACCTCCATTTTATATAAGGATATTTATTCAAGAGTTAGTGATGGTGCATCAGAACACTCTGGGCAATTTTCTCCTCGACTCCACCCAAGTGCTTCAGCAACTGATGGAAACTGACAACAAAAAATACAACGAGCAAGTTCTGCAATTTCCATATGTTCTTTTTGTGTGCCATGTGCTGATCTTAGATCAATATAATGAATCCACGACCTCACTGAACCGGTCATATAAAGTCTTGTAGGTGTTGCTAGGGGGAGAACAAACCTCGCACATTCCTTTGCCACTCCCTTCTCTAGAAGACGATTATAAAGGCGCTGAGATGCCTCATAATGAACTCTAATGTCTTCCAATAAGGTTAGTTTAAGGTAATCGGGAATATCATCAATTGAATTTTGGCGATTCTTAGTATCTTGACGACGAAGATCTGGCAATGGAATGTTGCCACCTAAAAGATTTGCATCTGCATATCGCTGAGAAAATTCTTGAAATGTAAAAGAACGATGCCTCAAAATCTGAGCTGCAATTCCGCGTGTAGTATTAATCTCAAGAGTCATCGATGCTTGTTCAAAGATACTCCAATGTTGATGCTCAATACAGTACTTAAGAAGTCCTGCGAACTTTTGGTTAGTTTGATTTGAAGGATTTGAAACACGAGCACAGTATGCCATATGCTTTTCTGCATCCGGAGTTACTGATACTAGTTTTACTTCAGGTTTCATAATCTCAAACTCTGTTAGAAATTCATTCATCTTCTTCTTCGTAAAATACTTCGTCGTAGTCAGTTAAATGTGTGGTAATTTCTTCGTAACTATATTCTTGTTTATCTTCCAACTCAAGTTCTTCTTTTAATGATTGAACAAGTAGTTCAAGGTTTCTTACAAT